ACTCACCTGTATTATCATTAAATTCTTCCCACCTCTCAATTTCATATGAAGAAAACGGCCGTACATTTAAAATACCAATTTCATCAGCAATATCTAATTTCAAAAAGAAATCGCCATATTTGGCCATGTTACGAATCCAGGGCCAAAGATTGAATTCAATGTTCATTACATCATAAAATAAATTGTAAAGAATTTTTTGAATTCTACTATCATTAGATTTTACAGTAAGAACATCTCCAAATTGATCTGCTAATGTTGATTCATCAGCATATATGTCTAAAGCTGAAGATATAATAGGATCTTTATCCATCATTTCGTAATCAGTATATAACTGCATACGATTTTGATGCATATAATAATTCGAGTCATACCCACCCATACCTCCAACACGATGCTTGTTTGAACCGTGAAGTCTTGTATATCTGTCGGCTACTTTACTTTGCGTTAAGTTACCTGTCGATTGAAGGCGGTTAGTATCAACTACACGAAGTTTATCTTTGCCATAAGCTCTGACAACTACATTTGTAGAAAATAAGTTTTGTAATCGTTTTCTAAGTGACGCCATAGTATTTATTCTTTATATAAAATAAATATCAAGTTACTTAATAAGCCAGGTCAAATCTTCATTGCCATAACCATTGTCCCAATCCCACCCAATATCTTTTGGTCGATCGTTTCCGGTATAAATAACTGAATCTGTTTTTTGTAACTGTGTTAAGGCACGTTTATTTAATTCAATGCCTTGTTGTCTTAATTTTAATGATGTATCTCGTAACCAAAGTCCAATTGCAAATGCCATAACCAAGTCATCGTTATAACCTCGTTGTGCTTGTGCTTTGCCGTTTTGCCAAATAAATACAAATAGTTCTTGTATAAGTCGTTTTGAATGAATAATAGGAGAACCTTCTCTCATATACATTTCAAGTGCAGATATCATTAATGGTCTTGTTCTAGATGTAGTCGACACACCAGGAACCATTTTTGATTTGTCTTTTGTATCATATCCTTTTCTGAGTTGAATATCTACATCAACATATCCATCATCTTTATATGTATAAAATAGATTTTGATATCCTCTATCTATTGCAGGTTGAACTGCAGCCCATCCAATGTTTGCATTTTCAATTGCAAGTAATGCATTGTTCCATTCTGATGCAACACTTATCAACATATTACCAAAATCTTTAGGAGGAAGTTTTCCTTTATATTCTGCGACCTGTTCTATTGTTTCAACATCAATAACATGAAATGTAGAAAAGTCAGCTCCATCACCACGCGCGACGTCAGCTATTACTACATAGTCTCTAGAATAATCTGGATATTTCCATATCCAATATCCATTATCATATCCTCTTCGTTCTATAGGCTCCGTACATTTTAATTCAAATTCTTGCAATATTGAACCATCAATTACAGTGTGACCAGAACTAATAAAGTCACAATCACATTCTTGTGCTGCGCCTTTTTCTCCTAAAAGTTGTGTTTGTTCATCACGCCAATCTTGATTTCGTTCTGGGTGTACATCCCATCTAAGTCTAATTGTGTTGAATCCATTATGCCCAGATTCAGCACCTGCCCATGTTTGATGAAACCAATTACCAATACCATTAGGTGTTGAAAGTACTATTGCGCCGCCTCCGGTAGATAGAGTTGCTTGTGATGCTACCCAAATTTCTTCAATGTTTCTAATAAATGCAGCTTCATCTACAATTAATAATGATAATGCTTCTGAACGTGCTCCGGTAGATGCTGAAGAAATTGCTTTTATTTGTGAACCATTTTTAAATTTTAATGACAACTTGTTGTTTGCTGTCATATTACCTTTTAACCATGAAGGTAAATTATCATGCATTACCTGCACTTTTGTAACAAGGTTCTTTGCTACTTCTTGTGTTGTTGCAATAACAAGTACGTTGAAATCTTCATTGAACAACATTGCCCAGAGAGCATATCCTGCAGATAGTGTTGATATACCTAACTGTCGGGACTTCAATATAATGTTATATCTACTATCGCGTAAATCCGTTAAGGATTGTTCCTGGAATCGATAAAGATTAAATTTTATTTTTCCTTTAACAGGATGTTGAATATAACAATAATTACGCATAAAAAAGACGGGATCTGAAGCACATTTTTGGTACTGTTCCGCGATTATTTGTTTTATGTCTTTTTGTGCTGCCATAAATTATTTACCAATTTTCCACATCAATCTTAGAGAACCAACCGGTTGAAGGTTTTGATTGATACCTAATCCCACTCCAATTACTTTTTTACGTTTACTTCTCCAAAGTAACTCACCACCAATGTAATTGAATTGTTCTTGATTTCCTGCTAAACCAAATCCATAATAAAATTCATTTTTTGAAATAAGTGAATCTCTTTTTATGATTGTAGTCGGAATATAAATGTTTGGATTGATTTCTCTGAATATGATTGAGTTTTGTGATATAGTATCATTGATTATGATATTACCTAATGAATCTAAATCTAATGTATCCGTATAAAAATACTTTGCGTAATAATCTTTTAATACTGAAAGTGTATCAATATCCTTTAAGGTTGTATCATGTACCGTATCAACTCTTACTCTCCATTTAGGAACATAAACTAAGCTATCAAATTTTACAGTATCCCATTTTGTTTCTATTTTGGTAATAACAGTTCCTTCAACAGCATCGGGTTGTTTATTTTTCTTACCAAATAAGTTGAAATCGATTGATGGACCAGAACATTGTTGCATGATAATGATTATTACAACTAATACCACTATGATGATGTTCTTTATGTTACTAAAAAATTGATTCATTATTTTTTATGGTATAATTCATATACCTTGTTTACTAAGTTTGATTTTGTAAGTTTAGAATCTAATGTTATTTTAAATTCTTTTTTAGCAGTTGTAACTAATTCTGCTTTTTTCATTGCACGAAGTGCACTTTTTGTGATTTTCTTTGTAGAAGGTTTTCTACCTTTTCTTTTAGAACCGACCACTGCTTTTGCAACATCATCAACTTGTTTAATAACTTCTGATGCTGATTCTTTTACATCATCAATTTCTTCTTTTACTCTGTTGTATCTTCTTTTAACTTCTTCTACAACATCATCAAAATCTTCTTTGATATCATCAACTTTTTCTTTGATTTTTTCATCAAGTTCAGTTTGGCCTTTCAACCAATTCCATAGTTTTAATAATAACTCTTTAATCATCTTTAGTCTCCATTTTTGCAACTTCTTGTATGAATTTTTCACGATACTCTTGAAATTCTCGTTCTACTTTGTCAGCAAATTCTGCCGGGGTCATTCTTGCATCAACTGTTTCTGTTTTACCATCTGCATTTGATACAACTTTATATGTACTAGTATATGCTTGTTTTAGTAGTTCAACATCTTGTTCAGCTCGCTTAATCCATTCTGTTGCGTTTGTTGTCATTTTCTTTATTGCGTACTCATTAAATTTACCTTCAATACGAAGTTTATTTTCCATTTCAATGACACAATCAAAACACATACCATGTATCGTTTTCATTTTGCGATCTAAATGATTAGGTGATTTACATGTACATGTTTCTTTAGGACATTTTGAAAATGTTGATAGTGAGTCTCTGGTAGATTGAAGTGTTTCAGCACCACGTTTGGTTTTCATCACATAACCATCTTTTTGTTCATAAAGATATGTGATTCCAGATTTAAGATCTGTTTCTTCCCATGTTTCTCCAACTAATCGCTTTTTAGTATCTTTCTTAGATTCCGAAAAACCATGGGTTTTATTTGTTTGAAATTTATGCTCTCCAGCTAACATTTTATTAACTGCATTGACATTCTGTAACTTTTTTGACATAACTTGTTTTGTTTTATTTATGAATATTTTTCTAACATTCTATCTGCAGCAATTTTTAGATAACGATAAAGTTCCTTTAATTTGCCTTGATTCATAACTTCATTGCCTTGCTCGTCAGTCATCGTTCCTGTTTTTTGAACTGCTTTCAAAATCATTTTGATTTGTTCTGGGGATGTTGGTTTATTTTTAACTAATGTTACAAAGCTATTTAATTGTGCTGTTGAATCTTGCTCAGGTGCTGCATCAGCTTTAGGTTCTTCTGCTGGCACATCTGCTTCTGGCTCTGGAGCTGGGGCTTCTGGTGTTTCTGCAGGAGCTGGAGCTGGAGCAGGAGCTGGAGTAGGTTCTTCTGCTGGTGCTTCTGGCTCTGGTGCAGGTTCTTCTGCGGCAGGTTCTTCTTCTGGCTCTTCTTGTTCTTTAAGTACTGCTTTAATTCTACGACGAATCATTTCTCTAACTAAACGTTCTTTTTGTTCTCTTGTTAG